TCTTTTTTTATTAAAAATACAAGCTCCATTTTCCTTTAATACTTCTTTAACTTTGCTTGTAATTATTCTTTTTGGTAATCTATCACATAGATCATCTATATCCGTATAATCACCATTTCTTAATCTTTCTTCCTCAATACTTTTTGCAACTTTATCACCAATTCCTTTTAACGAACTTATACCCATTAAAATGCATTCTTCACCATCAATTTTTACCATTGAATATTTTGCTGTACCATTTACATGTGGTGTTAAGATCAATATACCATCATTTACGGCTAAATTTTGAAATTTCCATTCATTATCATTCGTACAATAATTCAATTTAACCTGCCAAAATAATGTATTATAGTAAACTTTATAAAACATTTCTTCAAACGAAATTAATGCATAACCTACTGCATGGCCTTTGTTGAATGTATAATTTAAGAAATTTTCAAATAACTGGCTAGCCTCTTCTTTGCTTACATTAAATCTTTTCATACCTTTAATAAATATTTTTAGAAATGGATCATGAAATTCCTCAAGCAATTTTCTTGATTTTAATGATGCAGGATCATCCATTTTTCTTAATTTATCAGCCTGATTCCAATTCAATCCACCATATTCAACTGCTATTGAATTCACTTGTTCTTGATACAAAATACAACCATAAGTATCATTTATATATTTTGCATAGATAGGTTTATTATCTTTTTCTTTCCATGTTAATTTTGCTGTTGCATATCTTTCGGAAATTCCTAAGCTAAGCGGTCCAGGTCTATCCATTGCATTTGCTGCAACAACATCATTGAAGCTATCAACATTTATTTCCTTCAAAATATTTTGAGCTGCTTGCGAATCAAACTGAAACACAGCATTACTATTACCTTTTGCAAATTCACTTAAAATTTTTTCATCTTTCACTATATCAATTATTTCTGGTTTATGCCCCGATTTATCTCTATAATCTCTTAATGAATTTAGAGTATTTAAGCCAAGCATATCATACTTAATTATTCCACAACGTTCCAGGTCAACTAAGTTATAGCTTGAAAAATATTTATTATTCTTTTTATCATATCTTACAGCAGTATAATAATTAATTGGTATATTCGAAATTGCTACACCTGCTGCATGAGTCCCTAAATACTTTACTTTATTATACATAAAACAGAATACATCGATTATTCCTGTATATTTTGCATTATATTTTTGTGCAATTTTATTCATTTTAAGCTGTTCAATATCAACTTGCTTTTCGCTATCCTTATTATCATTAAATAATTTCTTAATTTTCTTAATATCTTCTTGCTCCATATTTTCATATAATTTTACAATATCATTAACAAGATTGTCAACTTTATACATACCATACGAAGCAATTTGTACTGCATAACCTTTATATTTTTTAATCATGTAGTCAATTACTTCATTACGCCTATCAGTTTCAAAGTCAACATCAATATCTGGCAATTGCTTTTTATCTTCACGAATAAAACGTTTATAATCAAGGCCAAAAATTATTGGATCAACATCAGTTATTCCCAACGCATAATTAACAAGACAGTTGCAGCCACTTCCACGTCCAGGTCCTACAACTATCCCATTATTTTTTGCCCACATAACATAATCTTGTACAATCAAGAAATAATCTTCGAAAGAATTACTTTTTATAACCTTTAATTCTTCTACTGCACGTTTAATATATTTTTTATTATAAATATTACGTTTTTTAAGACCATTTTTAACATTTATTTTCAACAAATCGAATGAATTCTTTTCCTTATTAAATTTTGGTAATGAGTAAATTGAAGAAAGTTTATCAATTATTTCTCCATCAACCTTTTCTTCAAATTCATCCATATTCTTTTCAACTTCACTTACAATTTTTTTACATTTATTTATTCCCAATTCTTCCTTATGCATTCTAATAAAACGTTTCTGCATTTCATCATTATCGGGCATGTATCTTTCTGAATATGTTTTTCTAATATGTTCAATATATTCTTGATTACTATTTTTTAACATATGCATTGCAATATAACTTTCAATATCTTCCTTTTTGCCTCTATGTGAATCTGAAGTAAAAATACATTTAACACCAAATTCTTCTGCAAGTTCAATAGCTTTTATATTCACTTTTTCTTGCAAACCTTTTTCAGACACCTTATATGGTTGTATTTCAATATAGAAATCTTCACCAAATATTTTTAACATTTTTTTTATGAATTTTCTTGCTTGCAAATATCTATTATGAATTATACATTGTGCCAAAAATCCAGCAACACATGCAGTTGAACAAATAACTCCTTCACTATATTTTTCTAAAATATCAAATGTAATTATTGGATTATAATATTTTTGCATTTCTCCTTCACTTTGAATTGCATTTATATTTTTATAACCCTCTAAATTTTTTGCATATAAACAAAGATGAAAACCTCTTTTATTCTCCTTATAAACAGGAAGAAAATAAGATTCAACACCTAATATCGGTTTAATACCTACCTCTTTACATGCATCATAATGTTGTACTAAGCCTGAAGTATTTCCATGGTTAGTTAAGCCAAGTGCTGTATATCCTTTTTCTTTAGCAAGCTTTGCTAATTCAACTGCCTTTCCCGATCCATCAAAAAATGAAAATTCATCATGTCTATGGGCATCAAACATTGCTTACTCCTTATCTATTATACATTCTTTATAAAATCTTTCACAATAATCACATGTTTCGCCACAAACTTCATTTGCACAATTATGCTTATTAGTTACCCAATTTTCAATAAATCCATTCAATTTATTAGATTGAATATTACATAATGCAAAATCCTCTTTTTCTTTTCCTGTAATACTTTCAAGAGGTTTCCACAAATTTATCAAATTTCCTTCATAATGTTCATTTAAGTATGCATTCAAAGTTTTAATAATATAATTTGAAGATCCCGTTCTGCCGGTAACCTTAAAATTATAAATTCCAATATCATTATAATAATGCAGATCATCAGGTCTGATCCAATTCATTCTAAGCCAATTTGCAGGATTTTTATTCCTACTTTGTGTACAAAATTTCATTGGATAATTATCAAAACTTAATGCATCACTTTCAGTTATATTAGTTGCATGGCAAATATAACAGCTATCTCTATAAATACAATGAGTTCCATAGTTATTTCCACCAACACCACAAAACTCATTTACCATTAATTCAAGTATAATATTATTATTGTAACAATAATTTGATGCTTTTTCTAACCAGTTAAAGTCTCTATTTTTCAATAAATTACAACATATTTTATCAACACCATATTCATCATTGTAAAATTTAATCTGCGTTAATGTATCAACATGAGAAATAGTCGAAATTTCAATTCTTGTATTTTTATCGATATATTTCTTAAATATTTCAAGTAGAATTGGATTTGAAATAGTAAATCTATATACACCAATATCTTTTAGATAATTTATACGATTAATTATTTTATCCAAATTATTTGCAAATTCTTTCTTTGAAACATAAGGTGAGATTGAATTCAAAGTATAATTAAATACAATCCCTTTGTTTCTTGCTTTAGTAATATATTTTTTTAATTCTTCATCACTAATTTGTGGCAACCTAAAAGCAGGCCTTGCGGCAAGCTGATGGTCACATGCAATAGAACCATAAAGTTCTGTTACAAAATTTTCAGTTTGTTCTTTATTTAGTTCAATTATATTATTCAGTAATTTTTCTTCAAAATTTACTCCAACCTTAAATTGGTTCTTCATTTTGTAAGCATCCTTTCAAGTTCATCAAAATCAGTAACAATATTGCATCCATAATATTTGAACTCTACGTATGAAATATGCAAAAGCATTTCTTCATTTTCAAAATATGGAATTATAGGTTTACTCTTTAATATAGCCAAATATAATTCTTTATCTGATGGAATTTTTTTGAATGGTTTCTTATCTTCAAAAATCCCTGAATCATTCATGTCAGTATATAATACAATAAAATCTTTCAAATTTTTATTTCCATACATTTCTTCAATTCTTTTTTTGAATTCAATTGCTTTATAATTTCTATCAGTAAGCCTAAATGGGAAAAATATAATATTAAGATCAAAAAATCCAGGTAAATAAAATTCCTCAACATAAGATTTTCCTTTTAACGCTTTTACCTGTGAAATTGTTGCACAAGCAGTTATAACCTTTTGTGCAACAACTGTATCAATTGCAGAAAAATCAGAAACAAACCAAGGTGTTCCTTCCGTAGTTATTGAAGCTACACACCAATAAATAAGTCCAAATTGTTTTTCTTGTTGCATTTCAGTTAATTTATAAGTTAAGATATTTGGTTCAGAAATAATTACATCATATTTTTTACCATCTGCAAATATTTCTTTTAGAAATTCTTCATATTCACTTCTTGTTGCTGCTGCATTTTCTTTGTAACCATTACTTTCAACAAAAGTAACATTCTTTTTATGTTCCTTTAGTTTATTTTCGAATTGCGTAATACCGGAATGTAATTTAGGAATAAACACTGTTGCATGCTTATAATTTATTTCAAGTAGCTTAGACATAATTCTAGCCATATTTCCATCATTTTCAAGTTTATAAATGCCAGTTACATAACTTCTCATTGAAAAAATAGGAATAAATAAAACTTCTTTTTGGTATGTTAATTCATACATACTATTTACCTCATTCAAAACTATATTTTATGTAATATTCAGGTAAAACTGATAAGATCAAACCTTTGCTTGGCTTACCTTTTGTTTCATCAAGGCATACTTGCCTCCAATTCAAACAACTATCGTAAGCGTATCTTATAAATTCATTTCGATAACTTTCTATATTTGTTCTTTCATTAGATGTTTCAGATAAAAACAATAAACAAATAGGTGATAATGCTCTTAATTCTTTATCGATAATCCACATCCGCTCGTTATTATATTTACGAATATTTCTACCATAAATCAATTCACTTAGATGTAGTCTATCAAAAATTATTAAGCATTCACCTTTATTTGTTTTTTCAATTATTTTTGCCATTTCAACCATTGTATGGCATGAACCATAAACTATATTTTTAACTTCATCTTCATTTATTCCTTCAAGTAACGTTCTGTCATTTAAGTAATAAACCGGTAAACTTGTTAATTCTTTTAATCTATTGGCAAATGTTGTTTTACCCGATCTTTTCATACCTTCAAGTATAATTATCATAGCATTAACCTGTTTCTATTAACTTCATTTTTTATCATAAATTCTCTATAAATATCATCAACATTAAAGCCCGAGTAAAGGCAAGCATTAATTAAAAATGCAAAACAGTCAATTAATTCTTCAAGTTTTTCCTCTTTATTATAATAAGAATTTCTTCCATTATTTTTCCAACGTTTATCGGCTTGAAGAACCTCACCCATTTCACACATCAATGCAGTCATCGAATAGTGAAATTGTTTTATATCATCAACAGGAGTTTTAATTCCTGTTATGCTACTTTGTAAATTAATTTGTGCATTGAACATTTCTTCAAATTTCATTCTTCTTCATCCCCATCTTCAAAGTACTCTTCATAACAGTCAGAAATATCATCATCTTCAAAGTTGTCAGTTAATTCTTCAATTAATTCTTCTTCATCATCAAATTGCTTAAGTTCTTTTTTACTCATACCAAGTAACTTAGCAATTTCCTTAATATCAGAAATATCACAATCCATTAATTTATCCTGAATTGTTTTTACTTTCTTTGCTTTCTTCTTCTTTGCTTTCTTTTCAATTACTTCTTCTTCATCCCCATCTTCATCATCTTCTACATTTTCAACAGAATTAGAAGTCCATGCCTTTTCAAGGATTTCTTTAACCTGCATTTTATTCAATGCCTTTGCTTTCTTATTGGAGAAACGTTCCTTGTCAAGTGGTGTTACTGAGAATGATGAACCTTGGCCTTTGCCAATTTTTTTAATTTTATAATCACGATCCATAATTGTTCCATATTCTTCATACATTTCAATCAATGCAGGGATGGGAGAAACACCTGATGCCTTAAACTGAATTAACTTTACAGAATTTGAATCATAGTCCCATACTGACCAAACAAAGTTTTCCTGAATTGAAATCCCATCATTGCACAACTTGCAATTTTCATGGTCTTCAGGATCTTTGCATAATTCAAAAATCTTAGTATCCCAATCATTATGAAATTGAAATTCAAATCCATTATCAAGCTCCTGAAGGAAACGTACACGTTTAATTGTATTCTCTGCAAAGTAGAGAATTTCTTTTTTATTGCTGCCACTCTTAGCAATCTGATTTTTCATGTGATTAATTAATCCCATTTTTTATTCCTCCAATGTTTAAGAAATGTTGATAAGTATATTATAACATACTTTAACTATTTTGTAAATAACTAATTTGATTTAATATTTGCTTAGCCTGTTTAGAATTTCTTTGTATATCGCCCATATCTTTACAGCCTTTTGGGTATCTTATCCTTTCAACAGAATCAAGCAATCCTTTTTTGTGTAATAACTTTAAGTAATTGTAGCCTTTATTGCCTGCTTCATCATTATCAAGTCCGCAAATAATTTTAGTTATCTTGTATTTCTTAAGTTTTGTAATTTGTTCTGTACTAATTTTCCAACCAAGTAAAGCTGCACAATTTTTAATTCCTATTTGTTTTGCTTTGAGAAAGTCAAGGTATCCTTCAACAAGAACAATAGGTTTTGATTTTTCATAAGTTCCCGGTAAAATTAACTTTCTTTGAAATCCTCTGTTATATAAGTATTTTCTCTGTTGTTCAATTTCTTTATCGAATGTTCTCATTACATACCCTCTTAATAAGCCATTTTCCAACAGAGGAATGCAGATTGGATAATTTGAATTTAGTGAAGGTTTAGCACCAAACTTTGTAAGTAATAGTGGCGTATATCCTCTTGCTTTCATATAAGTTAAGCATAACCTAGTTTCCTCTTCAACAGAAGAATTAAGGGAAGGCTTAAACCAATTGGGGGTTGGTAAGTTATAATAATAATTTCTACTTAATTTTATTCCTTGTTTGTAAGTAAATTTATTTTCAACAGAAATATGGGATATATTTTCTTTCTTTTCTTTTATATATTTTCTTTTATATATTAACTTATTTAGTAATTTATTTAGTTTAATTTTTAACAGAAGATCAGATTTATTAGTATTTTGCTTAAGTTTATATAATTCGAATGTAGAGCCTTTGCATCCACACCCATAACAATAGAAAAAGCATTTTTCAAGGTTTATTTGCATAGAAGCATTTTTGTCTGCATGAAAAGGGCATACGACCTTATAAAGCTGCTGTGGTTCGTAAAGCCCATAATATTTGAGTAATGCTATAAATTCACTTTGGTTTTGTGATTGGGATAACTCTGTCAACATTTTTCATACGTAGAGCTATGCTTTTCTTTACAGTGCAAGTATAACACCCTTGTAACTCAGCTGGCTCCACTACTCCTTTTTCATATAATTTTGTTAATTTTTCTTGGTTTACTTTCTTTTCAACAAAAATGTATGGCTTTAATTCTTTTGCTTTTAATCCCTTGGTTTTACAAAATTTAACAAATTTATTCCAATCTTTTATCCTATAATCACTTTCTATAAATTGCGCTAATACGTCCTTTGATAAATGTTCTTGTAATTCTTCTATATCATATTCTATATTTGTTTTTTCTGTAACATAACATGTGGCTTCATCATTTGTTAAGCTTTTGTGTCCTGATGCTTCAAAATATTTTGCCATTATTTTTTTCTTTTGATTTAATAACATTTTTAGGCCATTAAGTTGATTATTGATGTATACTATATCTTGCATCAATTTATCAACAGATATTTTGGGCATAGAAAGCCTCCTTTTCAAAATTTGGCTTTGGAGCTAATATTATAATTTATGTCGATGAGATATTAACGCTGATTGCTCCGGTTAGCTACAGAGTCAAAATCTCTATATTTCAAGGCATTATATACGCCTAAAGGCCAAGTAGAACCTGTTTTAACCCAAGCCACTGAGTTTTTTGCAGTATAAAATATTGATCCATTATGAGTTTGAATTGCAAGTAAGTTATCAATGACTTCAATTACCTTTCCTGACAACATTAATTTATCATTATATAATTCAACTGTGAAAGCAACTATATTACCAACACATATTGAGTTAATAATCTCTTGCCTATTTTTTCTTTTATGAGACAATAATATCACCTCTCTTATCATTCGATAAGATAAATATAATCTTTGTGAAATCTAGATAAAATATCAACAACACATTTAGCAGATTCTTCATTATAGAATTTATTAATTGTTTTAACAAATTTATTTTCACCATTGATAATTTCATATTTATTAATAATGTAAGTTTTCATTTTCATTTCCTCCTTTATTTTGTAATTATATTATATCACTAATTTATTTATTTGTAAATACTTTATTTCAGATTTTCTGCAATTTTAATAAATAAATCGTCTGAAAATTTATAACAGGATAACCATTCTATAGTCCAATCAGACAGGCCGCACTTAGTTTTAATTTTCTGCTTTGCCTCTTCTACATTCATAATTTTTCCTCCATTCTTTATATAATTTTTCAATTCATACTTAAATTTTATCCACGCATTATTATCAACAAGAGTTAATGGACATTTTTTATGGGTTATATCATAATGGCGTATTATATGCTCATCATCTATATTATATTTATCCATTAAATATTTAACAAGCCAGAATACATTTTGCTTAGTTTTTTCAGGTATATTAATAACAGAATCACACATTTCAATATGAATTGAGTTTGCATTTCTTGCTGCACAATAATATTTTGATGAAGAAGCGCCATATGCTGCATCTACGGGATTTACGGAACAGTATATTTCTTTCTCATCAACAAAATAATTGGCGCTTCTTACAGGAGTAACTGGATTGGAAAAATAATTTGCATTTCCTTTAGCAGTATCATTATTATTTCCTGTATAATGCAAAACTATCCATTCATTCTTTTTATTTGTTCTTTTAGCATAGTTGGATGAATTAGCCAATTTATATATGATTTTCACTGTTTATGGCCTCCATTTTATTCCTTTTTAGGCTTTTCGTATCCCAGGGCCTGAGTGCTATCACTAATTCCAGCTGTAGTTGGATCTATAAATATTGCAAGAACAGCAAGTACAACAGAAACAAGCTGGACAGGATTGCGTAATACCTCAACTATATAACTCCATACACTATCCCAAGTAACAAATTGATTAGGATCTACACCTAATGTAGCAATTATAACAGAAACGATACCAATCCAAAACCAAGGATTTTTAAGCCGAACGGGTATATTAACCTTCATCATGCTTCACCTCAATATGGTCGCCGACAACATCAAAAGTCAAGCCTTTAATATAGAAAGTGGCAGGAGGATTTCCTACACCACCGAATCCTGTATCATATTCAAAATAACCGTTTACTATCTTCATTTTATTGGGAGTTCCAATGCCATGAGACATAAAGCCCCAACCCGTACATTTATAAGGATCCTTAGATACTCTTGTCTGTGCAATTTCCTCAGCAGAAATAGTATTAGCCATAGGATCAAACTTCATTGGAATTTTTGCTTTTGCAAGCTCTCTATTCAATTCATCCAGGTTAATATCACCCTTGGAATAACTAATAATAAGATCTGTGTACTTCATAATAAAATCCTCCTTTAATTAATAAACATATTGATAATATATGAAAACAAAAAACCACCAGCAGCAGAAGAAATAGCAATGAAAAATGTTTTCTTAATTTCATCAAATTGCTTAATGGGTTTTTGTATTTGACTATTTTTCCAATTTACCAAATCTTCTACATTATTTGAAATTTGTTCAAGCAACATATCTAACTTAGTATCTCTTGCTATTCTTTTTTCACGTTCTTCATAAAAATCTTTCCTAAACTTTTCTTGTTTGCTTTTCTCAATCTCTAAAGTATTTACTCTTTCTTCAAGTTTAACAATAAGAGGATACGCCGAACAATCTCTTGTAGGATTATTTACGCATCTTTCACCCACATATTATTCCTCCTTTTTATCTTCAAACAAATATATTTCACATTTATATAATTCATTCAAAATTTTATGACAAACATCGGCATATATATTTGCTTTCATTTTTGTTTCATAAGGGTTACTTTTCCATATTTTAGAAATTCTTTTTTCCATTTCTGATCTTAAAATATATTTTCTCATTTTTATTACCTCTATTTCAAATAATTTTTCTATTTATATTATATCATACTTTTCAAAATTTGTAAACACTTATTTTACTTTCTCCAACTCCAAATACATGACCCCAGCATTGACCAAAGCTGCTGTGGAGTATATGAGTGTATTGAAATCTGGTAGTATAATGACGGGAGCTTTGATTTTGTCAGGTGCTCCAACACAAGAAAATCAAGCCGCCACCAAATCCTACGTAGATACTTCCATTGGAGAAATATTTGAAGAAGTAACATTTCCAAATTATAATGTTTTTGTTAAACTTGCAAAACAATATACACTAAATGGAGAAAAGAGTGAATACGGTTTAGTTTCAATTAATTACGTAGATGGTGAATACTTAATCGCAACAGGCGGAAATTCTGTATTAGGTGTAGATGAAGTTACTAATTCTTATGATGGATTTTTTATAAAATTTACTATTGATTCAGATGGTACAGTACAAAATTTTGTATGCAATAAAGATCCGGAAATTGACAACGATGCTGTGTATGCCACTGGTATACAGTCTATATTATCAAAAATTGGTGATAATTATTATTTAATACGTTCTGCATCAACATATAATTTTCTGGAATTATATAAGTATAATTTTAATACAAATAAACTCACGTATATAGGTAAACTAACTAATATAACATCGGGATATAGTAAAATTGTAAGCCAATCAAAAAATTGTATATATATATTTCATAGTTCTAGTGCGAATGAAATTTATGAATATATAAAATATGATGGTTCAACATTAAGTAAGAATAATTCAGCTGTAAGTTTGATAGGTGTTAGAGTTGATTCTGTACATTCATGTGATAATGGAATATTTTTTGTAAACCAAAAACAGAAAATATGTTCAATAAAAGACGATGGAACTATTGTAAATTTTGATTGGAAAACAAATATACTTCTAAATTATTATGAATTTATTTCTCCTAGTTCTTGCTTTGTAAAAGATAATTACTTATATGCTTATGCAAAAACAACATCAAGAACAAATTCTAAATATACATTTGTTAGATGTAAATTTGGTTCTACTTCATGGGAAAAATTGTTTGATTATCAAGGAGAATTTACCAATTCACCTGATGCTGTATTTATAAATAATATTCCTTATTGGTATAGTGGCAATGGTTACGTTGTTGACGTTGAAAAACAAAAAGTAATGTCAAATATAAAAAGTGAATTGACAATGACTGGTGAATATATACTTGGAAATTATTGTGTTTCTGCTAATTATGTTGATGCTAGTTCAAATATAGGTAGATTTGATATTTATATAAGATTGCAAAATGCCGCATATACTTTTCAAAATATTAAAAATGCAAAAAATGGAAAATTATCAATTGCAGCAGTTGATTCAAATTATAGTGGTGATAAAGTAACACTATATGATGGTGGAACATTTAAGATAGTTTTTTAACTTTGCTTTATGTATGTTATTTTATCATCAAACCATGGGTAATATGAGCCATAATTATTAACGAATATATATAATTCATCATTTTCTTCAGGATTATTAACAGAATATACAAAATAATCGCTATATGCGTATAATAAATTAAGGTTAAGATCTAATAACATATTTAATTTATTTACTATTTTATCATTACGGAATTGATACAGTATATATGCATCACTTAAATCTCCAGACTGTGTGTTAATAACCGTTATAAATAAAACACAATCTTGGCATACAGTTAAATCTCTTAAACCATTAATATTTTCTGAACAAAAGCACGATATTAAATCATAATTAACTTTATCTATTTTGTAAATGAAATCTGCATACATTACATAAAGATAATTATTAAAATAAAAAAATCCATTATTTTTATTCCTATGAGATTTTGCAAGAGTATAATCTCCATTTATCGTATCACATTCATATATATCAGTTGAATATGGACTAAATCTTTCTTCAGATATAACATAATAATATTTTTTTCTTATGTCATTATAATATATTGATATTTTTTTTAATTGCGGATTTTGTACACCAGTCCATTCTTGCGGTTCCACTAATGACGATGGATCATTCGCATATGATATGCTAAACCTATAATCTCGTCTATTATCACCAGTTACGAATATAAAATATCCATTTTCATATGTTAATGAATGGTATCTATCAAAATCATTATATTTACCCTTTGCAGAAAACGATCCATCCAAACCACCAGTTGTATATAAAAAGTAAAGATCTCCTTCTATTGAAATTGATATTAATATAGTATTCTTTTCAGGTACAATTATCCAATCACCTATAATTACACCACTATTATTATATATACTTCTTCTATTTATAGTTGAAAAATCAGTTGTATAACAAAAATTTATTTTTCCTGAAGGAGCTTCTATCCAACATATGTAATCGTTATAATTCTTAAAATCACCTTTTTTGTTATTAATTTTTTGTTCATATTCATATGATATGATATTTTCTGTACTAATTAATTTTCCTAATTTAGAATATAAAGTCGAATACGTATTACTATCATATTTGCTATTGTCACATATATGCCAATTTCCTGTTTTATTGCTATAACTTTTTATTGTATCGCCTATTTCAAATATTTCTCCAATGGAAGTATCTACGTAGGATTTGGATAATTTTACGTTGATACAACTATAGCAAGTAAAGAATTTTATAAATTAGAATATGAACAAAAAATAGAATATAATTTTACAGGATCACGATTATATTATGATATAAATTTTACCCCTAAAATTTTACCGTGTTTAGCCATTGTAAACATAAATGCATCATTGTATAAAGATATAAAAATTAGTTTGCACGATATTGATATTTTAATATTAGACTATGATAATAAAAGTAATATTAATCATACTTTATTCCTGCCTATATCAAATATAAGGTATAATAGCTTTTATATTGAGCAACAGTCATATATAATATATAATTATGATGTATTACAAAATTCCGCAACTTCAGATATTAAGATTACATCAAAAGCAATGTCACAAAGCATAGGAACTATAAGCTTAAAATTTTATTCAATTAATTATTTATAGTATTAATTAAGTTTTACGCCATATAATTTAACTTTACCCCTCATTGTTAGTCCATATACATTTAAGCTATTTCCAGAATATGCTACTCTTCCCAATTTATCAATTAAAATTGCATCAAGCAAATTGGTGTTATAACTAAAATCAGATTGAAAATAATATTCTTCTTTGCTTTTAGCATAAATATTATCATAATATAATGCGGGGATTAATAAAAATGTTTTATCATATGTGAAGCTAATTGAAGATCCCGAAGTTATTATTCTTCCTTCTGTAATATTTATAAAATTTAAGTATAATCGTGAACTACTACTTACATTATCATATCTAATATTTAGTGTAACATTTTCAAGAACTATTTTAGCTATTTGATAACCAAGATTTGTTATATTAACATTGCCAAATATATATGTAACTCCATATGTTTCCTTTACGGTTGATAAATCTATATCTTGTAATAAAGTTTCCTTCACAACTTTACTTGCTATAGTTGTATCAACGTAATTTTTTGTTGCAGCATGTAATCCTGTTGTTGGATCCGAATGTAGCGTTAAAGATCCACCAAGCGTTATATCATGTGCGAGCATATACTCCACAGCAGCTTTGGTCAATGCTGGGGTCATGTATTTGGAGTTAAGGAGACCTTCTTGTGCCTCTTGTGTTGTTGCTATATCTTTTACTTTTTGCAACATTGTAGCATCCATATTTGCAACAAAAGCAGAAACGGTTGCAGAGTCTGAAGCGTCTTTCCCATTTGCAATCATCAATTGCCCAATTGCATATGCAACAAGTGAAGTTTGGTAAAGTGTTTTATTCTGCAAACTTGAACTAGCAACACCAGTTTGAACACCATTTAAGCGTTGTGTATTAGTATTATATTCTTCATCTGATAACATATTTGCTTTATTTTCATCAAATAACTTTAAATTAGACGTTGGCACGCTATTTCACCTCACAACATTAATCATAAACAAATGATATAAATTACTTACCAACAATTACATACCAATATTCACCAATTTGATAATATGCTTTTACTTCTTTCCGCATCAAATTAGCCATTTCAGATGCACTAAGAGTTTCACAAGTTCTTTCTATACCTTGATTATTTTCTACAATTTGAACCAATCTAATATAACCAAGATTTGACGTATCGAAAACATTAATAAACAAATTTTCAACGGTCACTTAAAAACACACCTCACCTATTAAGTATTATTCCAAATACCATTATCCCAGCCCTTGATAAATACAGTATCAGAATCCCAACCAAAAAGAGGCTTATCTTGCAATGTATAATTAACTCTTACCCCGGCAGGTTTTGGAATTATATAGCTGTTAAACAATAATGCAGATTTAGTCATATCAGCACCGGGATCTATCATTATTATTTGATAACTCATATCTTGATTATCAATTATCTGATACACAGCATCTGGATAAACAGTATTTATAATATCGGCTAATCCTTTCATAGTTCCGTCCCAATGATTAGATAATATTCTAGATTTAATAACCATTCTAAAATACTCATCATTCAAAACCGAAGGGATATCTGGATCAGAAACAGGTAATTCTCTTGTCAAATTAAGTAAAGAACCTAATTTATCTAACTGATCTCCAACTGCATTATCCAACTTAAAAATCTCATTAAAAGAATTTGCACAATCAACAGCAGGAGAAATCATATCCAGAAAAGCCTTAACATATGCATTAAATAATTCTTTCGTTGCATATTCACTTGTTATTAATTCTAAATATTTTTCATTTGTATCAGGCATCACTTAGTCACCTCTACAACAGAAATCATATCAACTGTAGTATTAGCTGCATTATAAAAATCAACTATAACATCTGCAGGTGTATAAGATCCTGAAGTTGTGCCAAACTGGATATCTTGGACAGAGAAAGCAGGGGTATTTATATCATCCATTGCCGAAGTTGCAACACTCCAGATAATAGAACGATATACATTCTCAGCTATCTGCATACCAAGGATATAATCAGATATTGCTTTCTTTATCTTTACAGCATACTCATCATTATAACCTGATAACTTAAGCAATTTTACTTGGACGTATACATTTTTATAAGTAGGGCGGTAAAACCGTATAACATTAACATTACCACTTTCACTTGTTATTGTAACTTCTGTTGTACCATTTGTATAACAGCCGGGAGTTTTGTTAAGATATATTGCAGATGCAATTGATACATCCTCACCACCCTCTACAACAAGAGTTATTGAGTGAGCAGGTAAGCCAGATGGAACACCACCACCGGGAACAGATTCTGTACTTTCCTGCCCCGTATCATTTTCATAGCCTCGGCAACGAGTTACTCCGGAAACAGAGTAAACTCTACCAATTATACCATCGAAAACAGTATCAGAAGTCATCTGAGTACCAAGTGAAAACCTTGCTCTTAAGGCTGCATCTGATTCAATATCCACACCGGGAGAAGCAGAATAATTATTGGTAACAGAATACCATCCATATACAGGTGTAATAATCTGATTAATAGTGTTCGGTAACGCTTGAATATTGCCCGGCTCTTTACTTGTTGCTTCCACAATTATTGTTCCGTTATCCGGAATTGTAACAGTAGGAGGTAACTCCCAGAAATTAGTACCGTCAGAAGCCTCACCATTATTTATTACGGATCCAGCTACACCAGTTAAAGTCAACTGAACCGTACTTGATGTTGCGGGCTTTCTTTTTATATTACCAAATACTGCAAGATTGTCAAGTCCAACACCTACAGATGTTATAGGAGTTCTATTGTTATACACAAGCTGCAGCAAAGAGTTTGTATCGTATATCTTTTTGGCAAATATTGATATCTGCTGATAATCCATAGTATCTATATCAATATAAATATCATCACCAAATATCACTTTCATCTGATCTATCAGATAATCTCTAATATCTGTATAAGACGGAATATGTAAACCATTTTCATCTATATACGGTGCTGTATAAGCCACTTTATATGTTCACCTCTACTTTCCCTTCTGTCGTATTAACCCTAACATTAAAACTTAACTTTCTTCCTTCTCTTATAGGGTCTACATCTTCAACACTTTGTACCTGCTCTACTTCTTCAATTCTTTGCGTAATCAACAAAGATGAACTTATTTTAAGGGCATCGGGATTCATTTCACCAATTATACTTTGAAACATCGGTATACCTTCCTGCAGCCTCTCCCACCATTCACCTTGAAAAAGCAAAACCTTTGTCTTTATATTCTGAGCTATTCCGTCAAGCCCACTAATATAATCAAAATTATTAGCGCCAAAAGAATAGTCACCATTATTACCAAGCTTCCTTGTTTTCATTTTAGCACCCCTTTATTCAGGTCTGCCCGTGGTTTGCCCACCAACTGTATGCACATGATTTCTTAAAAATTCAACCTCATCAATTAATACATTTAAGCTATAATCTTTTCTACCTTTTATCGTAAATAATATATCAGAATCTGTAATTTTCAAAACAGAATTTTTATAATTTATAATCAACGAATTATTATCATATTGCGGCTGATTTTTATTTTGATTTCTAACACCAAATATTGCAAAAGCATCTGAAAGGTCATGCCTACGCTGCTCAACAGGATTTTGAATATTTCCATTTACAAACCAATTATCAATAGCCAAATCAGAAAAAACAACTATACATTCATCCCCTGTATTTATCGGAAATGTAATACTTGCATTAGACGATTGAGGAAAACAAACGGGAACATCAATAAGTAAAGGATAATTTTGATATGTTATTATATTATCCTCATTTATAACACGTTCTCTAATCGTCGGTTGGCATTCAATTGTATTGCTATCTGAATTATATTTTTGAACTATACAAGGCAAACATACATGGAAATTAAAACCTATTTTCCCAATTAACCTTTCATAAAATGTTATATCGTTACCATACAAATCCGAAATATTTACAGCCATTTTTTCACCAACTTCACCAATTATATACAGCTGAATTTGCGTTCATATTTGGCAAAAGTCCAGCCTGAGTTATAGCCTCAATATGTGTATTCCATGTATCTCCACGTGTATCTCCAGTATGAGTAACAGTTATAGCCCTATATATACCATTTGTATCTAAGGATCTAACAGGCTGACCGGGCGTATATTGGAACCCTTGCACTTTACGATTATCTAAATAAAACAAAGTGTTAAGAGACACATTAGGATTTAACAAAACATCACAACTAACACCTTGTGAAGTTTGCTGTGGTGAATTAATTAACCCAGTTTTTGGACCAAATGCAAGAATATTCCCTTTCTTAAAACCTTCCGCGCTAACAATATACACCTTACCATCTTCCATATAATACCTTGAGTTTTCGCTTCTTGCAATCTGCTCCAAATAATCACGACTCATACCAAACATAACCTTACCCCGAGGATATTTTATTGTTGTATCAACTAAATACCCTTGGCCAGTTTGCTGCGAACTCTTGGTAATTATTGCATTAACAACAGCACGAGAATTTTGTTGTGCATTTATTGATATATTAACAAGACCTGCTGTTACAAATTTATCATTATCCATTGCAACAAGAGTTAACTTATAATCTACTCCATTTTCTTTTCCACGTATCGGCTGAATTATATTACCTGCAAATATTATACCATATTGACTTCCAATATATCCTGCCTCAACTATTACTCTTTGCCCTTCTTTTATAATTTTATTTTCATCTTCTGGACTTAAATTATATATTGTTATTGTACTATATTGATATGGAGTTTGGCAATCCTTATTTATCTCAAACACACATTTTAATTCAGATACATCAAAACTTTTGTTATTTCCTAAGTCAACTATTATTCTATATTTTCTACCATATAACAAATCACCTAAAGTCCCGGCAAAATTAGTAACCTTATAATATTCACCAGACGCAAGCAAAGAATTGGAACTTGAATAAGAAGATTTTGTAGTTGTAACGGAAGAAGAATTAACAGAATTATAATTATTGTTTGTAGAATTTATATCAGATGCATAACCAGAAATCATACCAGAACAATCAAAAGTTTTATGATAAATGGAGGCTATATTCTGCATACCCCAATAAACTGCTGGATTAAAAAAATACTTTTTCTTGTTTGTATGAGTTGTACTATAATCAGTGCTTGTACTTATCCCAAAATGTAAATGGGCACCAGAAACATTTCCACTTGACCCCATCGTACCGATATGCTGCTTGCAAGTTAAATGTTGTCCTGCCTTTACAAGGATGGATCCTGATTTCAAATGTGCATAAATAGCACCTGTTCCATCATCATTTGCAACCCAAACATAATTACCATATCCTTTTTGATACTGCACTCTCTTAACAGTACCCGGAGCAGACGCAACAACAATAATACTACCTTTTCCTACCAAATCGATCCCCATATGATCTGTAGACGATGTCCCAAACGTTGTTGCTACGGGAGTTCTAGGGCCAAATAAAGAGGTAACATACATTTTATTCAAAAAAGGGAAACATCTATCATTAGCTGGCATACAAACCATCCTCCAAACTAATAACCTCTTGGTTGTCTCCCCAACAAAGTATAAACTTAGTACCTAAATCTTCTGAATTTGGCATTGAATTTTTATCATTCCTGTCCAGTGGAATTATACATATTTCACCGAACTCTTTATACGCCAATTGACATGCCATATTAATCCAAAATTGACCATATGATACAAGCATAGGCAACTGGCTAAATATAACTTGTTCTGTTAATGTATCAGATAATGTCATATTCCAATAACCAGCAACAGAATTATACTCCAAAAGAAATGTAAAATCCTTATTTTCTCCATTTACAGGTATCGTGCAATGGAAGGTCTGATTTGGAAAATTACCAACAGGAATATTATACAATTAAATCAACCTCCCACACCATTAACTATAGTATATAATATTGACTGGTCTTGTATATCATTTGTAGTTAATGCATTTATTTTTCCCATTTCAGTATTTATAGTAGTTTGAGATTCACTACTTATTTCTACAGTTTTAACTCTTGCAATAGGTATTTCAGCAAGAACAACTTTACAATCAAGAGCTTGATATGTGTCGGAATCATCATTTGCAGTTATAGACTTTATAAGCATATTATTGAACAATCCCAACCTACAAAGGACTGCAACCGGAATCCTATCCTGCTGTATCTTAATTAAAACATTATATGCATTTGCAGACCTACTCCATCCACCAGTAAATTGCCCGGCAACTAAACTTTGTAAAACATCACTCATTTTTATTTGCATTTCAATTTCTTTCGGTTGCATGTATGCATGGTCAACAACAGATGAACCAGTTTCGACAGGATTACTCGTTATATTAAGTTCACTCTTTATATCAACAGTTATAAAACCGTCAAAAAAATATCCACCTATATTTGTCTTACAATACAGAAGTGCATCATAGCTCATGCCATCTGTATTTGTAGCCCCTTTACTTAAATAGCCTTGAGCCATAATTTCACCCCATTACTGGAAAGGATTTTTCCAAAACGTATTTTTGCTTAAAGACTTTGAAACGGAATCACCAACAGCAGAAGAAGTTGCATTAGATCCATACATGTTAATATTTACATTATTTTCCTGAGTTTGAGTAGACTGATAATTCGTACTCCCTCTAAATCCGGAAACTGTAGCAGCTGTGCTATCAGCATTACCCCTTTTATACCCAGAAATTAACGAGCCAATATCCTGGCCAAAATTATAAGCACCCTTAAACGAACTTCCTATTAAATTAAGACCTTTCTTAATAAACATAGGCAAGCCGCCCTGAACGTCTGTATTAAAACCTACAACATTTCCTTCTTCATCAAACTTTAATATTTTCCTTATTTTACTATTTTCAGATATTCCCTCTGTATCTCCTCTTAATAATTTGATTAAATCAACAATATCTTGCAACCTATCTCTTACATTGGTCAAAAACATAACAATTACATCTTTTATTAATTCAAATGCTCCTACGGAATCAAGTAGTTTAGCGAGCTCAAGCGAAGTTTCCCCAATTTCTATTCCTAATTCACAAAATAATTCTAATATATCATTTAATATGCTACCATACTCTTTAAGATCCTCTCCATCAAGCAAACCATTAAAACTTGACAAAGAGCTCCATAAATCTCCTAATAATGATTTACCTCCACGCTGCCAAACAAAAAAATCATCCAACAGAAGAAGTATTGCAGTTAGCGCAGCAATAAACCAACCAATAGGGCCCATTTTAAGCAATAAAAAGAAAGAACCCATAACAGCAGACATCCCAAGAACTCCACGATCAAACTGACCGAAAAATGTCGCTGCAAGATCTATTAACATCCTTATCCCTTGCGCCCCAACTTTTACAAGCCTAAATACAAAAGAAAAGAAAATAGCTACTTTCTGAGTAACAATTGGAAGAATTTTAATCAAATAATCATTGAAATCTCTCAATGCCTGCCTTGTATCCTGAGCATCACGACCATTTAATTGCATAAAATAATAAGTTACCCATCTAGTTGCAGACTTGAATATAACTTTTAACCTATCAATTTCGTGATTTATAGATCTTATTAACTTTAGACTATCTTCAAAACCTTTTGGGGGTGTTAAACTCTGGCTTAAGTTACGCAAATCAATAAACTGATTAAACGTTTCATTCGTGCTCCACCACAAATCATCAACAGTATAACCAGTTATTTCCATTGCATCTTGGTATGCTTGTGCCGCTTGCGTAGTAGTCCACATACGCCTTGCAAAATGCTGCGCCTCTCTATCTGCCTCCGCAACACCTGAAACAAGAGACCAAACTGACACAGCAGCTTGCACCATGGACTTTGCGAAATTAACGCCAGCAGAAGCAAAACCAGAAATTTTAGTTAACCCCTTCAGGCCACTACCAACACTTTCAATACCTTTTTCAACTTCTTTTAATCCAAATTGGTCTGAACTCCAACCTATATTTACAAGATATTCTTTCAACCCTTCCGCTGGCATTAATTAATCACCTCGCTTCGATTCTAAACTTTCTGCCTGCCTCTCCTCGTTTTCGACCTTTACCGTTATCATTTCTACTGCATCTAACCAATCATCAAATGTATATGTACCATCCCACATTTCATGTTGTTTCCAAAATCCAGCTATAACAGGCAAATAAACACGAGCATTTATGTTTTCATGCTCACAAATTACAAATTCTGGCTGCTTGTGCCTAAAAAGCTTGACAGCCCTTCGGCGAAAAAATCTGTATAATTAAATGCAAGCTCGGCAACAATAAGCTGAATAATTGAAGATCCTTTAATCTCAGAAATTCCGTATGTTCCATTCGTCCGAATTACAGGAGTTTCTCCAGCCGGAAGAGATTCAAAAACAGACCCCAGAATATCCTTCTGTAACTCAATAAACTCTGCTTTACTAAGCTGCTTAGAGCTTACATTATTCTTTGGAATTTCTGAACCAACAGCCGACGAAAGCATATCGCCAATTCCAAACGGAAGTGCAACGGTGAAAAGTTGAAGAAGAATATAATTTCCAAGCAATGGATCGAATTTATGAAGCTTGAACGTTCTTCCTTCAATTATAATTGTATCCTCGACTTTTCTCTTCTTAATCTCACCGAAAAGCTCTTTTGCTTTTCTATTTTCAATACTATTTTCCATATTATACTCCTTTTGTTAATTAAGCGTAATATGTGCACACATCAAAGCCCAACTCCTATTTTGTGCCTGACTCTGGAAATTATTATCAGCCATTTTCTGGGGACTTACTCCAGTACAAGTATATTTATCACCAGTGCTCGAATTAGTTATAATAATTGTTGCAAGTGCAAACTCACTTGTCCGGGAAGTCATAACATAATTATAATACTTTTTTATCCATGCATTAAAATCGGAACTTTGCAATATATTAAACGTAACTATACCATTATCCTTCGGCATTTTGCTTACAACAACAGCAAGATCCGCTGCAACATCATGCGCAGTTATATCATTGGACATTGAAATCGAAATCTCACCAATACCAGTTCCGTAGGCAGAATAACTACCAATAGAAGGATGATTAATAGTAACAGTTGTATCCTCAAAACTATATGTATAAAAATTAGCCATTTAATTTGCACCTCCTTACTTACTGATTAACATAAACATTAATCACAACAAATTCAATTGCACCAGAAGCCTTCAAACAAATATAAATAGGAGGAGAAACTCTCTTTGCTCTATCACTTGCAGACTGCTCAGCAATACTACCGGCCTGAATATAATAACCATTGGGAATGGAATCGCCAGTTTCCAAATCAAGGACATTTCCACCGCCCCAAATACCAGAAGAAATAACTCCCATTGTTGAAAGCTGCTCACATGCATCGGTGCAGAAAGAAATAATCTTACTTACGCCAGAATTAGTCTGAGAAATAACTCTGCTATCAATCAAGCCGGAAACAACATACTGCTGAATCAAGAATTTTGCTGCATCAAGCAAAAATACCTCATCAACATGATAGCCATTTGCCGTTACACCTTGGAAAATAAAGCTATATCTACGACCAAACTCAGCATAACTGTTGCCATTATAGGAAATCAGATTATCATATTGCACATCGTCAATAGATTCAGGTGTAAATCCAATAATATTTTTATAAGCAAGTGTATATGCAGAATTTACCTGCATACTGTTCAAACCGCTAAACAAGCCATTAACGGCACAAGAAAAATAATCCTGCGTACTATAAAATACGCATGTACGCATATAATTCTTGTCCTGCAAAGTTTTACAAATACCACCTTGACTTGCCTGTAAGCATTTTTCATCAGAAGTCTGATGGAAGAAAATAGTAGGAGAACTAAACGCCTCAACTGCCGCAGCTATAGCATCAATGCTTGTATCAAGAACAGAATAACAAAAACTAACTGCATAAAAATTCTCATTAAACGCTCTAGTATTTGTAATTGCCTGCAGATCCGTTTCCCCTTCCGACCTTTGGCCTATTGCAAGGCGCTGAGAAATAGGATTCTGGCTAAAATATGCAACTGCAGCTTTATACTCATTAGAACTTGTGGTAAATCCATCAGCTACCATTTCTGTCTTATAAGTCTGATAAGAATAAACCTTAACTCTATGATCTGCATCAAGCTTTTTGGAATCACCAATAATGCAGCCAAGATTAAAATCAGAACTTATAGCAGAAGGATTACTAACCTCAACATTAACATTTACAATATTAGACAAAGATATGCTCATTTTACTTATCCGCCTCCAATCTTATATCTGCTTTAACTATTCTATCAACGGTAACTTCGGTAACAACAGAATTATAAAACCTTAATTCCAAATCAGATCGTTGCCACCATCTACCATTATACAGCTCCGGAACTCTACTGGGCCCAACAGTCCTATCCGGAACTAAATACAAATTATTATTATTGATTATATACTCAAAATTTGGAAAATAAAAACTTTCATTTAACAATTTACAAAGTTCATAGCAATTCGGCCCATAAAATATAAAATGTGCATTTAATGTTCTTTGAGAATATTGTTTATAATCAAAATTATCATTATTTTTATTATATACCATTTTTCTTGTTTTATAAATATCTCTTTCATCAATTTCTTGTGCAACTTTCACGAAACATATATCTTGCTCTATATCAAAACTTGGCTGACCATCAGTTAGATACTGGATTAATACATTTTTCTGATCTAATCCTACCATATCACAAACAATATCAGCCAAAAACAACTCAATATCTTCAAGTTTATCAATTTTATTAGCCATATTACATCACATCCCGTTGCAATTTAATGGCTAAACTTCTGCAAAATCCATATTGCGCATCATCTAAACATTTCATCACTTTATACGATACATTATTCCACACAACAATATCGGACAAATATCCGTATATTGCATTATCATCTAATTTACCAGTTGTATATAATGGTAAATAGGTAAAAACGTGTATACCCTCAGAGCTATTATCTGCATACTCTTGCATTTCTATAGAGGTATCATCTGCAATTGTAATTATACCTACAACATTTAGATTTTGCTCTGTTATAACTTGTTTATGATTTTCTACCCTAACTTTTCTTCTTATAATATTTACTCCATTCGGCTGCGTAAAGTCAGGATCTCCTATCAATTCCGATACATTAATCAACTCTAACACCATCCTTTACGACAACATATGTTATACTTTTTATAAGCTCCCCTGTATCGATTAAAGGCTTAGGATCTGTACTACCTTTTTTCAATTTTTTGTTATAAACAGATGGGGCATTAGGCGGCCAGCCATTGTCTGGATTTGTAAACCAATCACGGCAAACCTTTTGTGAACGCATCCCAACAAGTTTTAACTGTTTTTCAGCTTCCTCATTTCTACCTTCCAATTTTAAACTAAATGCTTTTGAAAGCATTTTTGCAATTCTCTCTCTATCATTGTATATTGCAGACTCAATAACAGGTCGTGCAGGTACATTATTTATTGGGCTACCATTTGTATGTATAAACAATAACTCAGCATTTGTTACACCAACTTTTTGATTACTTTTAGGACGATCTGTAGATTTCTGCGGTATTCCAACAAGAACATAATTATTTTTTGTCCATTTAAGTGCTTTTTTTATATTGTGCATTTTGCTTGCACTCTCTATAACAGATACCAAACTATTAGCCATTAACCCACATACCTGCCATACCGTACATTTTTGTTAATGTTGCCAATTGCTGCCCATATGTGGTATATTTCCAAGTTCCGTATCCATTAAGATCATCAGAAATACCAAGCAAATCATAACTGATTGACAATCCATCTACACTTTTGCTTGTAGCAACACCTGTTGGCAAAGCACCTTGCAAAGCCTTTTGCGAATCTTCATCACCTTTTTGTGTTTGCAAATATAATACACAAAAATGAGCAATATATAAACACATTAAATATTTCCAAGAACCATAATATCTATCATATTTAATAGATTTATTTGCCATAGACAAAATTAAATTAAAAAACGCAACAGGTATATTTATTTCACCATCTATTATATCATCAGTTATCTTAAAAACGGGAAAAACAGAAGTAAAATCAGCAAGTGTAAATTCCGGATTATCAGTTAAAATAACATTTGAGGGGCTTTCAAATGCCTCCATCATAATCTTAGCGTTATTCGTATAGCCTAACATATTCCAAAAATTCAAAGACGAAGAAAGCACCTAAAAGCCCCTCCTTATTATTTAATTTTCATTATTGTTTAGCTTGTATGCCTCAAATACTCTTTTCTTAATATTCCCGAGCTTATCATCAGCAGAATATTTAACAGAATATTCATCAGCAAGCTTCAACGTTTCTTCTCTATTTTTTGCTTTCAATTCTTCATAAAATACTTCTATTTTATCCTTAACTGTTTCCTGCTGAACATCGGAAAATTCGGCATCAACAATTTTCTTTTCCGTATTATTTGCATCTGCAATAATAATATCTCCGGAAGAAACAGCAAGCTTAAACGTAGGATCATCAATATATTTATCAGGCATATCCTGGAAAGCCTTAGGAACAGTTACAAACAACTCAACAGTGTCCAAACCTTTCTGGGCTCCAGGACCAATTGCAAAAGCCTTTTTGCTAAAAATTCTCATACTGTTTAGAGCCTCCTATATAATTAAATGGAATCCATATAACGAGCAGGCTGATAATAGAGGAATTTAACCTGTCCCATCTGCGCGGCATAAATAGTAATATAACTAAACTGCAGGGCAACAGGCTGAGTCATCGCTCTTGTCAAAGGAACAGGGAGGTCAAAGTAAACCTTATCCTTATCATTAACATATGCAACCATGCGATCAGTACTGTCTGTACCAGCACCAGTACACCAACGGCAAGGCACAATCTCCAAAGTTCTGCCCTGATTTGCAGCAAGGTTATTCTTCTGTACATAGCTCAAGATGCTCTCATCGCCAGAAGTACCAATCCGCGTACTCAGCAAATAAGCATACTTGGTGGGAGGCAGAAGCAGATGATTGGGAATAGCACTCTCATCATATTCAGATGCAGCCCAAGCCTCAGTCAACAGCTTATTAATGTCCCACAAGATCTCATCTACAGCCTTAGTAGTCCAACCAGGAGTGCCTGCTGCACCATTGGGGGCAACAGAAGAAACAACATTTTCATCATTAACAAGGCCAGTAATACCAACAGAATCAAAGCCCTTATAAACAAGCTGATCAATTGCCTTGTTATAATTCAAACGAATACCACGATCCAAAATACTATCAATAGAACGGCCAATTGTCTGGAACTTCTGACTATCAACAAAAGGAATTTTCATTCCCTGCGCCCATGTAAATACCTTATAAATATCCTTATTTACATTTGCCTGAACCAAAGAAATTACATCAGTTGCTCCACCAACAAGAGAACCATCATTAGCTCCAGAAGTAGCATAATCAACATTCATAGTGGACGTGAAATCAACCCATCCGCCACCAGTCTCTGCAACAATATCACGAGGCCAAGTAACGGAGGTCAAAGGCTCACGTACCTTAGGATCTCTCTTCTCCAGCTCACCCTCCAAGAAAGCCATACCGGTAGAAATACCAGCGGCATCCATTGTACGAATACCAGATCCAAGAGAAGAATCTGTAAACATTCTTACGTTATCATTGGTGCCAAAAGAAACACAACCATTAGAACTTACAATATTAGGCATTTATTTATCCACCTCCAAATTAACCTTTAGCACGTGTTTTAATCGTAATTTCAGTCATTCCATTTGCATCCATTACGCCTGTAGTCCACTCAATATTTGTAACCTGTACAGTATTTTCAGCATCAGTAGTAGCTTCAAGGCCACCAACAACTGCATCCTGATAAGCTGCATTTGCCTTTACTCTGACATATACTGCATCACCAGATTTGGGAGTACCACGCTGACATTTAACGGTACAATTACCACGTACCATTACATCACAAGGTGTTTCCGCCATATAATCAGGATTGGACTGCGGATCAAAAGTATTTGCCTGTACAACCTCACGAACAGCAATACCAGCAATCTGTGCGGCAGTCGTACCTTTAACAACATTATCCCATTTATTGTCATTAGTCAAAACTACAGCATGACCAAAGGAAATATTACTTTTTGCAATTCTATTCTGAATAATTGCATCTGCAGTGCGAGACTGAGTACCCGCATAACCGCTCAACATAGAAATACCAATTGCTTTACCCGGCATTTATTTTAGACCTCCTTATAATGGGGATTAAACTTTTTAGCAATCTCCATACCAAAATCAAAGTCAGAATCTTTTGCATTCTTTCTGTTATTCATCGAATCTTTTGCATTCTTTCTCGTTGCATTATAAATATCTGCATACTGATCACTCATAGACAGCTTTGCAATATTTGCAACAGAATCAGCCAATGCCTTTCTCTGCTTGTTATCCTTAACAGATGCAATTACAGGCTTAATCTGCCGAATAAACTTACGAATAGCGACTGAACTATCGTTCATCTTTTCAGGATCAACAATAACTTCTTCTTCACCGCATTCATCGTCAATTTTCTCTTCAAGCTTTTCTTCGACTTCATCTAAATTTCTCATAGCATTATCTTCAATCAAACCATATTTTTTCATAACACGAACAAACGCATCCTCGATTTTTTCTTCAACCTTTTCTTCCTCATCCTTTGTAATTTCGAGAACATTTGTTTCCTCATCAATTGCCTCAAGTTCATTCAATGCATCATTAACTTCTTCTGTCATTTCCAATGCATCTTCAGCAAGCTCTTCAGGAATCTTTTCATCAAGAGCTTTCATTTTTTCAAGAAAAGTCTTGATAGAATTTCTCACCTTTCTAGAATTAGCCACTAGCATTAACCTCCTAAAAATTTAATTTATATACAACTAAAAAGTAAGAACTTTTATAGCCTTACTTATCTTTTTGATTACATTATATTTTTTATTTATTTTGTATTCATCATTTATTTTTACCAAATGGCCTGCCCTTCCACATTGAACAAGTGCAGCATGATTACCACGTATATTTCTTTGATATATTTTACCATTCTCTTCAACATACTCACAATCATAACCTGCAGATATTTCTCTTTTAGCGCCACTATATATTTCATTAATTACCACAGGATCTCTAACAATTATATCTGAAAGCAATAAATTACTTTTATCGCCTGTTCCTCTTCGTATATTAGTTAATTCGCCTTTTGAATATATTTGCCAATTATCAACATTAACATCAACATTCGGATGCGTATCTGTAAATGCTTTTCCTTCAAAAGAAGCCATCGCAACCTGATCAAATACTTCAGAAGGTTCTCTATATACAGTAACAATACCTGAACCATCAAGTCCAAGTTCTTCTCTAGTATATTGATATGCACCTGTTCTAGCAATTGGAACATTCAAACAAAGAAGATAACCGTCATCCAATTTAACTAAATTATCAGATATTTTCGAGCCATAGTAAAAACGTTTTGACATTTTTCACCACCCTCATTTAATAATTATATTATAACACATAACAAATAAAAAGTAAATACTTTTTCGAAATTTATTTATAAATTTTTCGATCACAATAGATCGAATATCCATCGGTAAAGAACTCATAAACGATTGTCATGTTATTAACAGGAGTAATATCACCAGAATACAATGTTGTACCAGATGGAAAAATTAACTGATTCTTTGTTGATGCACCATTTGAACAAACAATCGTATAATCAACTCCGGGTATCATACATTCAAAGTCATTTATGGTAACGTCTCCACTTTCCGCAGCAAGAGAAATATGCATGTTTCTATGTCCAGTTAAATCAACTCCATTATCATTACGGATAAATTCAACAGTTATATCTTCAAATCTTTCTATCAACGCAGGATCAAATCCACAATCTGCAGCAATTATATTCATATATAAATCTTCTCATTATGATATCATGCAGTAACTTCTTTTGTATTAACCGGCTCAGACGTTGTATTAGTTACCTTAACGTTAGGAATCCCATTAACAGAAACAGAAATTGGAGAGGTATTAACAACCTTTACATCCTGAGTTCCAGATGAACCACCACCAGAAATAGGCTGAACGCTCCAACAGGCGGGAATATTAGGTTTTATTGCTTCAAAATCATCCGGCAATTTATCAATAGGCATTTTTTACTTTACACCTCCATTATCAGCAACCTATAATTCTTATAGCTCTATCCAAAACTTTAGAATCCTTAACAGTTACTATATATTTATCTCCTACAAGTTTTATTTTATGGCAATCAATACCATTTTCCTTGCAATATTTTATTGCTTCTTTCTCACTCGGAAACTGAATACTCTTCATATTATCACCTCATTGTAGTATTCTTATTTATCATTTTTATTATAATTAACCATTAACCTATGTAAATACCATTCTGCTTTTTTAAGATCCTGCATTCCATTTTTATTACGATAACGCCAAATATATTTAATAATGTTGGAAACACAAATAGCTTCATTTGCAGGAATTTCAGCAACAGCACTTTCAATTGCATCTATACACTCAATTTCCCCAAAATAATGCAAAGGGTGGTTCACCATATCAGATTTATTATCACAATTACATTTTTTCCGATCTTTTGCATTACAATCTTCAGAATCCTTATTAATTTTAGCTACTTCTTCAAGAGTAAAGGGAGCATCACCGCTATTCCCGGCTTCCCTTATTATATCACCACAAATATTAAGCAATTTGTCTGCATCAATCAACTTCATTTCTGCTCCCTCCGTTCCAGCGCGTAGTGTTCCGCAATCTGTCAGCCGCTTCATGTCAGTCCTCCTTCTGGCTGCGTCCTCAAATACTTTGGCATACATTCTTCCCATGGCCCTAAAATCTCCTCTGCCGTTTTCATGGCTTCAATTTCGTATTCGTGTGGAAATTCGCCGTCTTTGTTGCCATACGCAAACCACATCATAGCCAGGGCTTTCTTCACCTTCTCCAGCTCGGACTGCAGCTTCTCGGTTTCAGCCTGGAGCGTGGAGAGGGAGGTAGCGGCGGCCTGCAACACAAATGCGACCGTGTTTATTTCTGGTGAGCACTTCTGTTCTCCCTCTTCTTTAAGGGCATTATGCAAACTCTTCAAACGTTTAATCAACTTATCAATTTCCATCAGGTTTTCTCCTCTCCCTCCGGCAGGCGGCGGTAAGCTTTGAACCTATACCCCCACTCTTCGCACAAGGTTTCCCAAGTCGTCAACTCCTCAGATCCAAAGAACAGAACCCCGAAAGGCGTTACTTTCGCCCAGTCATTCAGCGGGGTAAACCAAATATACCGTTCTTTCTTGGCATCCTCCAGCTTCAGCGGCTCGTTCGGCGGGGGGGAGGGTAGGATCTCCCTCCAATTCAGAAATTAGCATATCAATGATTTGAGCCGCTTGATGATATGTATCAGTGTTTCTCCATGCGTCAGCGGCTTTCTTTGCTAAAAGAATAATTTCATTTCGTCTCATCTTCTAACCCACCCTTGTCCATGCGAGCGCCGCAGTTGTGACAGTAATTATGAAAACTCTGTATGATATTTCCTTTATCATCTTCATCAAATCCACCACAACAAGAACAAAATGTATTTTCGATCCATCTTCCATGCCGCACCTCCGCAACGTCGGCGGCTGGCTCATGCGCAATATCCCAAGCAGATACCATTTTTGAAAAGCACCCGGACACTTCTGCTGCTTTTTTTAGAACAGATTCCCGTTCTATGTACTCCTTCATTTTCATTTACTATTATCTGCAACGTAAAGCATAAACCCAACAAATTCCTTGAATTTATCACTTGTATTTTCATCCTTCAAAACATTTTCCCAATACTCTTTAACTTCTTCATTCATCTTAGTGTTTTCTACCTTTTTCATTTTTGTTTTCTCCTTAAATTTTCAAGTTTTATTATTCCTTTGTTTATATATATATTATAACACAAAAATTAACATTTGTAAATACTTTTTATAAAATTTTTTCAAATTCTTTTTTATTTATAATCTCAATTCTGCCATTTATATATATTTTATGGGGCCATCTAATATCATCAACAGAAATTAATGGTTCTGGATAACATCTACAATTCCAAATATTTCCCGCATGATAATTTCCTACATCCTTTTCACCAGCAAGCTTTTCAGGCGATGGAGGCATATTCCAATTTACCAATACGCCCTCCATTATACGATGTGATTTTCTTACTCTCAAACCGTCCAAAACTGTACGCCATATATACCAATTAATCCCTAAATTTTCAGATCTTGCTTTTGTTAATGCTGTAGTTGTTTTGCTTACCTCTGTACGAGCTATTAACCTTTCACTCGCTTTTGCATGCTTATCTGTTTTTTCTTTTATCAGGACTGATATATCGGATGCCCTGTATCCTTCAAACGTATAATCTCGTATATCGTATAATACTTTACCTGCAATATCAGAAGGTAACGTTCTTATTAAAGCCGCATTTTCAATTACCTGACTGTTTATATCACTCTCTAATTCTTCATTTATTTCTCGCATTAATTCACGATAAAACAAGGGATTTTTAGTAGCCTTTTTAGATGCCCTTCTCCAGGTTGACATATTCAAATTGGATACTGCAATAACCATTCTTTTAACAGAAGAATTTATAAAATTTTCATACTGATGCGTATTCTGAAAATTAACCATCCTTTTATAGTATTCTTCTCTATCATTTCCATAATTTTTACATATCAGCCCAAATATGTCATTTAGAAATGTTAAACTTTTCAAAAATTCACTTTCTATATTTAAGCCAGTTTTCCATTTAGCGTACCTCATAATGCAATGCAGCCCTTACTGCTTTATAGCCAATTCTATAGTTTGCCTACCATAGTTTAATGCCTCTTCGTGTGAACTGAAATATATATCAATATGATTACCTTTAATAGCTCCACCACAATCATCGGCCCTATATTCATTCCCAATACTATCAACAAGAATAGAACCATAAGGAATTATATTGGGATCTACAGCGATACTATATTTAGGTATTAATTCCATACCCGTAGATCCAACCACTGGGCCTTTACGATTGATAGCCCATTCACCGCAACATTTTTCACATGCACAGTAAGCTGTAGCTACGAATTCTTCATATTCCCTGAAGCATTTTTGTTGTTCATTTTCAAAATTTTGTTCTGTAGCGAATATAAATTCTGGACCAATGGAATATTCGTATGCGATAAAATTATCGGCTGTATTTTCATTTTTTACTTTATCATATTCTTCAGTATATGCCTTACCATATACACAACTTGCCAAAACAAACACAATAACAAAAGTTATTAACAATATGATGTTTTCTCTTTTCTTCATTTTTGACACCTTACTTATTAACAAGTTTATTTATGTTTTGTACTTCTACGATTTCACCATTTTTCATTTTATGGAAGAATAAATTACCTCCAAACAAAATAATACGTACTCTATAAATACCTCTATCTGTTGTAAACGTATTATCTATTAGGAACTTTCCTTCTTTTAACATTTTTTCTTTCAAGCTAACTCTTTCCATTATTTCTTATTCCCTTCATTTTTATTTTTTTGGTGCTCCATTGTGGACTCGAACCACAATCTATCGATTATAAGTCGATGGCTCTTACCTTTGAGCTAATGGAGCATACTACAGCTTTTTAAGACTGTATTTTATATACATAGATTGCATTATTTTGAACATTAATATCCAAATTATATTTATTTATTTCAATGCAATTTCTAATTAATTTTACAATAGCTTCCGTATTATGTATTTGATACTGATCGAAAACTCTAATTGAAAACATATCACTTTTAACAAGTTCCTTAATAGATTCATACAAATTATTATCGGGTTTATTTGTAATTTCTTCAATAAAATCTTGCTTACTCAAATATTTAATTAACATTTTGAAATCTCCTTTTCAGAATTCTTTATGCCCTCGTAACCTCCGGGGCGGGTAAATATATTCAGAAACTATCGTAGTAAAGCTTAGCGGTTTTAAGCTGTTTGAACTTGCTTAAGAATTTATCGTTCTTGTCATAAACATTAAATCCACCTGCTGGAGAACTTTTAATCATAAATTTTTCATCATCTCTAATGTACTTTGGGAACAAATATGCATCCTTAATTCTTTTCCATGTATGCAACATTTTCGTTTCCTCATATTTTTTAAGTTTAATTTGTTCGTTTCCTTTATTATGGTTATATTATAACATAGCTTTTCTTATTTGTAAATACTTTTTTCAAAAATAATTGAAAAATTTCAAACAGAAGAAATATCCTTCATAGTAAATCCTTTATAACCCAATTCTCTCATCTTATTATGCGCATTTATTTTTGCTTTACCTATTGATTGGGCATTTACGATTATTTCTTTCTCTCTTATTTCATCACCCATAACATAGGCAAATTTAACGTGATATTGTGGATTCTCATTTGAATCCAGCATTTTTATAGCTTTCGTCAATCGACGATTCACTTGCTTCTTTTTGGGAAACATTATTATCATCTCCTAATGCAGCTGCCATTAATTCATTTCTATTTTCATTTTCTTCCGTTTCTCTTCTTTTATCTTCATTATATGCCTCTTGAATCATTTCATCTGTTATGTTTGTCCACAATCCAGTTATATCACTTTGTTGTTTCAATTCCTTCAAAGCCGTACCTTTCCCAATTAATCCACCTGCATATGCATCAAATATCGGCTGTGCATTCTTTTGAGCAAGGTCAGATTTCTCTAGATCAGATGGCCTTCTAACAGGATTAAAATCGATCTCAATATCATCTGGTATTTCACCTAATGCACTCATTGTAATAATTTTAACTATTTTTTCAAGAGGCTCTCTCACATACGTTTCTCTCTTTTCGTCTATTGTATCATAATAATTTTGTAGCGTTTCCGCTCCTGAATTAAATCCAGAAGGAGATCTTCCAAATAGCTTATCAACAGGAATCTCTGCTGCACCTGATATGTCAAGCATAAAACTTTCATATACATCGTTTATGCCAGTGAAACTATAACCATGCATTGCAAAATCCTCTTCCTTATCTATTGCTAATGTACCAGTATTGCACATTAAATGGTTCATAGTTTTCATTGTTTCATATACACGCTGTGCAGCTTGCTGATCACCAATAGAAAGCATTTGGGACATACCATCCATCTTAAATACACGAATATTTGCAAGAAAAATTAAAAACGAAATATTGGCAGAGGTATCGTCTCTTTTCTTAAGCTCCGTATATACATGTTCAAGTTCAGATGCGCCCCAATATGTTTCAGCAATCTCTTCCCAATAAGGCATTTCTCTGCCAATCATTTTTATAACTCTTGAATGGTGGATTCTAAATGTCTTACCAGTTGTATTATCACTTACGTCATAATATTCGGGCTGTCCAAAATCTGGATCTGTTATATTATCAACAAGTTCAATTGATGGAGATACACCTGACCATCTATCAACTGTAAAACAACCTTTATAACTATCAGGCATTATTGTTTCATAATCAAGCGGTTTGGAAAGGTCGCCTTGATTTTCTATCATAGGAATTAGCAAACATCCTCCATATAACCTTGCCCATTTTAAGCATTTAAGAAATTTATTTTGCGTTTTTGTTTTCCGCCATATATTCATTATTTTATCTATTTTATCTGGTTCAATTTGCGAATGTATTGAAAAACCATTTTTAAGCATTTCATTTGCAGGTTTCTCAATTATTGCCTTTGCAATCCAGTTATCTCTAAACAGAATATTAAGAGTATAATAATCCCATGTAAAACGTTCCATTACATAATTTGCAGTTTGCACTAAATTATTAGCACCAGCTCCTAAATTAGCAGGAACATTTGAATACCCATCTAATGCACGTTTTACACTTATTACTTCATCCATCGTATTTACAAAACCGGTTGATTCAATAGGAGCTTTATAAACACTATCTTGTGCAACAACTTTTTTACGTTTTTTCTTACTCACTTTTATACCTCCATTCTTGCTTTATTTTTATAATTGTTTTCCTTCTTCCAATATCTCAAATACTCCTGTAGCAAGTTTTCAACATCAGAGTCGAGATTTGTAGTTAATGCATATTCCAGCTTTTCAATATAGTTTTTTATCACATTATATACGGTATTTATTGCTTCTTCATATTCATAACTTTTCAAATTTGTAGATTTATATTTTATTACTTCAGCAGCTAAGTTAGCATTCATCACAGATTCATTATATTCAATTGCAAGTTCAACCAAATCATCTGCATCCTTACTTGCCTTTTCATAATACTCATTACAAATATTATGAATCATATCAAACTTCCTACCCTTAATATGAGTATGAATATGTTTCATATCATTTGCCAAACAAACAGCATTATAATATAATTCGCTTAATATAGCCATTATTGGATACCTCACTTATAACCAACAAACTTATTAATAATTGAAAGAGGTGTACTTGTCATTATAGCATATCTTAATGCATCACAACAATGGTCATTCTCCTTCAAAACCTCTTCCGCGCCATTATTAAGTTTCTTTTCATTCCATCTATATAAACCTAACTCAGCACAAAGGTTAGGACAATTATCCTTATTTATTTTAATCATTTTATTAGCAAATAAAGTGCTTAAACCTATTATTCCTTCTTCTACATTATTCTTAGCATTAATAACATTATGACCATACTTTCTATGAGCTGCTTTTAATGGAGTTGCACTTGGATCTATTATTAAACAACTAAACTCTTTACACCAATTATTAAAGTCACTTACATATTCATCAGGTGTTTTCTGCATTAATTTCTTTCTACTATTCCAATAATACTCATTCTCCACATAAAAGCACATCTCCTTTTTAGCATAATCTACGTACTTATAGACCTCTAAATATACTTGTGGATTAGCAGTACCAAAATCTACACCATAATAAGGTTTTATATCGTTTTCTATGATCTTGATCGGAACCACTGACTCCCTATTACTATTATAGTAAAAATTCTCATCAGTTACCATATCATAAACTATACCATTGGCAAATGCCCATTCACCTAATATAAACCTTTTATAGAATATTCCTGTATATAATGACTTATAATTATCTATTCTTTCCTTACTTAATGAAGGATTATCTTCTAAACAGAAATGAATTCTTATATATTTACGTTCTTTCCATTTTAAGATATGTTCTACATAAAACCAATGTTGAGGTCCTTCTGGATTGCAGTTAAACCAATATTTGGATCCATTTACTGAACAACGTGCCATTGCTTGTTCAACAAACGATCTTGGCATTAATGCAACTTCATCAAATAATACTCCACCTAATGTTATACCCTGAATTAATGAAGCTGATCCTTCATCCTTACCACCAAATATATAATACGTATTTTTATTATTATTTTTTATTACTATCAATTTACCTTCAGTTTTCCTATCTATTACCTTAAACTTTCTTTGTTTTAACATCTCAATTAATGGCTCAATTATATTTCTTCTTGTACTTGCAACAGTTTTGCCGCATATTGCATAATTTATATCAGATGATTTTTGCATAGACCATAGAATAAAACTAAGCCCCATTATGATTGTTTTTCCTGCACGAATTGCTCCTTCAGCAATTACACCATTTAAGTCATGATATGGACTTTCATCAGTCCACCATGTTAATAATTGTAGCTGCTTTTTGCTAAAAGCAATATATTTTATAGACAATATTTACACCTTCTTTCCTTAATAAACATCATCACCAGCTTGTGTCTTTTCACATGATATAATTTCTATTGTTTTTACTTCATGATTAATATATTCTTCACATTTTTTTATAACATCAAATATCGCTTTTATCTTTTCTTCTTTGTTTGTATATAAAGTTATATATTGCGAATTGTCAATTTTCAGTTTTATTCTCCACCACATTTTCTTCTTTCTCCCTTTGTACGCATAATCTACATTTACATTTACAATTTTCTAAATTTATTTCCCATCCACGAATTGTTTGTAATTTAACTGCATGCAATATATCAAATGTTTTTACTTCTTGCGAACTATTACATCCTTCAACATCACATGTAAACAAGAAACTTTGCAATTGATTTATCATATTTATCCCCTTTCAAACAAAGGACATTCAATTATTTCAAATGATTCATAATCGTTTAAGTTGTATCTTCTTTTTGATTTCTTAACCACCCAGCCATCAACTGGTGAAAAATCTTCTACCCATGGACATGCAAATCTATTTGTTGCATTTTTACAATTCCAGCATAACTGGAAATTTTGTGTATTATTTTCACTCATTTTGTACTATGCTCTTTACAATCGATTGGATCTGCATAAATCATTTCATCAATATCATGCATTTTTATTCCTCCTATTTATACAGGTATAGCCCGGAGTTTTCTCCAGGCTTACCAATTTGTAAATTACTTATTATTTCTTTCCTTCTTAAACTCTCTACATTGCTTGCATCTAACAGGAATAAACAAATTATTCTTGTTGTAAAATTCAATTTCCGATTCATTCATTGTAAAATCTGCTCCACAATCTATGCATCTAAATTTATGTACTACTTTCTTTTTTTTCCTACAGCTTTCACATCTTTTAGGCATAGCATATCCCAAACGATTGTAAAATTTAATTTCAACAGGAGTAATTACAAACTCTTCACCACAATCTATACAATTGCAATAAATAGGCTCAATTACCTCCATAGTTACCTCAGTAGATTCTGCCTCTTCTGTAAAGCTAAACTCTTTTTCCATTTTACTTTACACACCTTTCAAATATTTTTTATATGATCCAATTGCATTAGTTACAGTTTTCAATTTAACACCATAAACTTTTGCAATTTCTTCATTACTCATTCCCTTAGTTATTCTAGCTTGTAAATACTGTTCTTTCATATTCATATTTTTTTATTTTCCTTTCATATTATATTTCATTTTGTTCCCATACTATTTTTGCACTTTGTTTTAATGCTTCAACAAAACCATCATCCTTTTCAATTTTATTTTCCATATCATAAATAGATTTTTTAAGCTCAAATTCTTGTTCCATTAATTCCATCTTACGTTCTTCAATTTTTTGTTTATAATCCTTTGGCATATCCTCAGTATATTTAGCAAGACTATCCAAAGCCCTCAATTTATCATATAATTCTATACTTACACCATCACGACCTGATTTTATGGATTTAACAAGTTGGCCATCCATTTCACGTACAGGTTTAAGAGTAATACCAAATTTATTAATATCAACAAAATCAGTCATATCCGCAAATGCTATCTTAACCCATTGATTAATTATATCTTCACCATTAATCAATGTATCATGAAGCATTCTTGCTTTTAGCCATTGTATATACCTTTTGCATCCAGGCTTTTGTCTTATTCTATAAGCCGCACCAGATGTTTCGCTTTCATAACCTGCCTTACGAAGTGCAATAGAGATATTATAATTTAAGACATATACCTCACAGAATTTAATTTGCTTTTCAGTTAATCCTTCAATTGCATCTTCGTGACTCATTTCAAGCAATTCTTCTGTAGTATATACATCATAATCTATTGCTCTTCGTCCCACTTAAATTACTCCTTTTTTATTATATGTTTATAATACAATTTACTAACACCCGCTTTACCTTTAATTCTTTGCATACAATTTTTCAAATTACATCTTGCACAGTTGTATTCCTCGTTAACGTAAAAAGAGCAATGAAATTCTTTACACATTTTACAATATTGCGAAACTTCTTTACCTATATCTATAGAGGCAAATAGAGTAAATATAAAAGATGTTTCACTACCTTTTTCAACTTTTATAGTTATATTATCGTATTTAGGCGATGCAATAAACTTAGCAAGTTTTTTACAGCCTTTTAGGTAAGCATCTTGTTTTGTCACACCATTAAACTCAATGCTTTTTATTTTCATTGAATAAAGCATATTTCAAACCTTCTTACTTGGAAAAGTAAATACTTTCAAGCATCATATATTGCTGCATCACTTGCTTTTTTATCAGCTATTTCGTTCCATTTAACTCCATTGTGCGCTTTAATCTTTATAAATTTTACATTTTTGAATTCTTTTAATAATTTATAAACAGATTCCCACAATTCCTTATTTTTTATTTCTATATTTTTATTAGTTCTCCAATTATTTTTTTCCCAATTATCTATCCATTTTTGATTAATTGCATTTATACAATATGCAGAATCAGAACAAATATAAAAATATTCAATATTAAAATGATATACACCATTATACTTTTTTACATAATTCAATGCTTTGTAAATTGCAGTTAATTCCATGCAATTATTTGTTGTTTTATCTTTATGGCCACTTGCAATTATATGAGGACGTCCATTAAACAAACATACATATGCCCAACCACCTGGTCCTGGATTTCCTTTACATGCACCATCTGTATAAATTGTAATTTTCATTTGAACTTTCTCACCTCTTCTTTATATTTTTTATGTTCATAAACCATTAAAATATATTTACACAAAGATTCATAATATGTATTACAAACAAAAGAAGTATAAACATTTTGCTCTATTTCCATGCTTACCTGAATATCACATTTACTTATTTCAAACACATTTACTTTTATTTTATATTTTTTCTGTAGCGATTGTTGCCATTTTTCTAATAATTCAATCGATGGTTTATTTTCCACCTTTATTAATTTCATAATTGCTTTTACAAGCTTTATTCTATTTTCTTTTTTTGAACAATTTAGATTTTGTATTCTATATATTTTGCTTTCCATTATTACACCCACTTTATTTTATAACAGATGCATATAATTCGCAAATCAGAGAAAGAGATTCCTCCTTATATTATAATTAAATAATATATTATATGCATCTGTTATATTAGGAGCGGATTGGCAGATTTTTACACATTCACATTTAACCTAAAGAATTTTATAGGCACCAATTCATAAATACTCCTATTATTGATTAATCGAAGTCAAAATCATCGTCATCATCTTCATCATCGTCGTCTACCTTTTTCTTTTTAGAAGGCTTTTCTGCCTTTTTAGCCTTCTTTTTCTTGGGCTTTACTTCCTCTTCCTCTTCCTCTTCCTCTTCCTCTTCCTCTTCCTCTTCAGCCTTTTTAGCCTTTTTAGCCTTTTTCTTGGCAACCTTCTCTTCCTTCTTTTCCTTCTTGGGCTTTACTTCCTCTTCCTCTTCGTCAATTTCATCCTCTTCAGATTCAACTTCAGAATCGTCCACGCCTTTCTTAAGCACAGACTCCATCTTGCGAACAGTGATAAACTCGGGAATTGCCTCAATCAATCCCATCGCTCCATCATTTACAGTTGCTGCATTAACTGCAAACAAAGGAAAACGTCTACCAATATCTGCAATTGCATCCTTATCACCATTGCGAATTGCATTTACAGCCTCTGCTACTTTCCAATTTTTAGCCATTTTGATAACTCCTTTTTTATAATTATTTAATAAATCTAATCTTAAAGATCAGTTCTCTTTCTTCCTCACCAATTGAGGAAATTAACTTCTGTATTCCTTCCAAATTTGCATTTTCTGTTGTAGATTTCAAAGAAATTTTTGTTTGCGCATTTTTATCTATTGTCAATTTATTTAATGACCACGTTCCTATATTAATTTTTTCATTCATTTTTTTACAGATAATTTTCATATAACAGGTAAGGCCTGCAAGAAATTGAAGTGCTTCATTTATATGATCTTCAGTAAAAATTAATTTTAATTCTACATCATAATTATTTTTTACTGAATGACCATTATAAATTCCTATTGCAATAATATCATTTTCGTTTTGTATATTTCTCATTCCTTTCTTTCATAAATTTATCACGTGATTTTTTACTTGATTTTATTACCTCTCTTTCATCTTTACTTTCAATTTTTGTTATTTTTTGATATTCAGGCTTTTTATTACAATTTAATGCTTCAAACAAATCACTTATATTTGAAACATCAATTATTGCATAAATTTTATCTTGCTTTAAAAATTGAACTAAAAATATTGGAACTTTATTTGAAACCATAGCATGATATTCAAGTTTTTTAATATCAAGCATATCAAGCCTATAACTTGATGAATCTGTTGACTTTAATTGTACCATTGCTATATCATTTTCCCCATCTTCTTTTACTATCCAACCAGCACCTGACATTGGTGATGGTATGAATCCTAAAGACTCTAATGTTTTCTTTTCATTATGAGAATAAAACTTACCGCTTCTTTTTCTCATTTTCAAACACCCAATTATGAGGATTATTATCAAGCATCGAACAAAGTTTAATAATCTCAAATGGATTATTATTTTCAATTTTCAATCCTGTAATATGATAAGCACTTTTTAACAATTTAGGTCAACTCCTTAAATTTACAATTTATTTTTTATAATTATATTATATCATATTCAAATGCATTTGTAAATACTTTTTTCAAATTTCTTTCATTAATTTTTTATTTTTTACAAATCCATATAAAGCAATACATGCTGAATCAGCCGCATCATCATCCAATGTATAATGAGCTCCATGCCTGCCTTCTCTTACCAATGAATCATAAAAACCTAATTCAATTACTCTTCTAACAGAACCAAATTTTTGGATATTGCTTACTCCTTCTATCGGTTCGAATATTGGTTTGCTTGTGCCTAATATCGCACTTTTCCAACATCTTGTATCTACTGACCAAACATCTAATTCATAATCATATGCAACATCAACAAAATTTGAGATCATTGCAGCCGCTGGTTTTATTACATTTGGCCTAATATCAAATCCATTTGTAATAGTTCTTATTCTTTCACATATGATTCCTATATTATCTTTTCCGTATTTTTTTATACACATTTCAATACATTTTTTTAATTTTTCATTTACTGTTCTACGTTTCATAGTCTTTGTTGGTATTTTTGTTAAATTTACACTTGTTACTTTTTTTAATTCACCATCGACTGCAATTGAAATTCCAGTTCTTGTATAACTTTGATCAACCCCAATTATACATTTTTTATATCCCATTGATGGTGCTTTTTTCTTAGGCTTTTCACTTTTTTGCCAACCAAAATTTCCCTTACCTATTTTGTACGACATTTGATTTAAGCCTCACTCTACCTATCCCTATATTAAAGCATGCATCTCTCATATTGCATTCCATTGCTCTTTTGCAATTTGCATTATTGCATTTTCTTGGCGGAGCCTCATGCTCTTCAAGAAATATCTTTTTCATTTCCTGTATCTCTTTCAATCTTCTTACATATGGTTCATTTTTATCACTATCCCAATGAACTGGGACGGGCTTTATTTCTTGGTCATCTTTACTATCAACAAGAACAAAACCATTTTTATGAGGTATTCCAGTATATTTTGTTAAAGCCCACATATAAAAATTAATTTGTTTTTCTCCTGATGGATGGCCTTTTTGCTTCTTAAATGCAAAAGTGCTTTGTGATTTTACATCACAAATAACTTCATCTTTTGGATCTCCTGATTTCTTAAAATTAAGTAATGCATCAATCGTGAAATTCAAATCATATTCTTTTAGAAACAACGTTCTTTCAATTGCAACATCTATCCCACAAGCTCTAAACATTTTATACCATTTTTCATGCATTGCATTTCCTTGCGAAAATACTTTAAGAGTTTTTATAGGTAAATTTTCACCCTGATTCATCTTATAAAACAGAGATAATACTTGCTCTCTGTAACAAAATACATTGTCAGATGCTAAAATTGCAGATGCATGAAGCCCATATCTTTCTTCATGTTTTTCTGTTTTTAGAACATCAATAAATAACTTTTCAAGCTTTTGCTTATACATTAAAGCTTCCATAGCATATTTATCATTTGATGCTTGCGCATTCAATATCTTTTTTAAGTCAGACATTAAATTGTTCCTTTCTTAACTTCATTAATTCGGATCTTATTGGCTTAATATCATCATAAGAAACAAATCCTCTATCAAAAAAGAAAGGTAATTCAGCTTCACCAAATGGATTACTTACCTTACTTTTACTTACCTTTGCTTTCATTATTATACCAACTTTTTCATTTTCAGAACTTATTGCAGGATTTTTATTTGGAATTTCTATCCAAGCCCTTCTTGCAACCTTAATTCTGATCGATGAATAAAATTTAATTGCCCTACCACCTGGAGTATCCTCTTTTTCACCAAACAACATTGCATTCATCTTATCACGTACCTGATTAACAAGAATTAATGTAGTCCCTGTTTCCTCACATATACGAACTATTGATGGCAATGTTTTAGAAAACAATCTTGCAACACCACCAATTTTCATTTCGTTTTGTGAATCCTTCTCAATTTTATCTATATCATCCTTAGGTTGGCAAGCAGGCACTGAATCAATAGCAATTATTGGAATACCAGCTTTAGCAAATTTAATTACAGCATTTAATGCCTCTTCACCATAATTAGCTCTATAAACAATCATTTGCTTTGGTTTTACACCAATACTTTTTGCTCTTTCCTCATCATATGTTCCCTCAATGGGAATATAGCAACCTAAAGAATGCAAACTCATTAACCAATAAACAAGAGACGTTTTACCAGAGCTTTCAGGACCAAATATTTCAATTATCCTTCCATTTGGCATTCCCCCACCAATTAGGTCATCCAATGCCTCAATTTTAGTACTCCATCTTGGAATTCTTAATGTAGTATTTTTGCCGGTTAAGAATATAGATCCTTTTCCGGATTTTTTCTCAAGGTCTTTACAGATACCTTGTATTTCTTTCAAATCCATTTTTTCACCTCGAAGCAAGGTCCATATTATATTTCATTACATAATCAAAATATCTTTTTTTATTAAAAATACAAGCTCCATTTTCCTTTAATACTTCTTTAACTTTGCTTGTAATTATTCTTTTTGGTAATCTATCACATAGATCATCTATATCCGTATAATCACCATTTC